AGTTTTCTAGGATAAGTTTTTTCACCTTCCCACATCTCCTAGAAACTTGGCTCTGAAGTCAGGCCAATCTAAATCCAAATCCTCACCATAGAAAAGTGTGTCCTTACTGTATCTACCGTCCTTCAAAAGTTTGTTCACTCGTTTTGAAGCATACTTTTCTTTCCACAATTTACTCAATGCCTCGGGTGAATTGTCAAACAGTTTCTTTCCTAGATTATCCCTCTCTTCACGCAGAAACATCTTTGTTCTCTGATATAGTCTACAATAATAGATGCCTCTCTGGTGATTTGTCTCAACTATCTCGTTTGGTATGTCTAACTGTCTGTAGATATACGCCCAAGACCTCTGTCTGTGGTCTCTCTTCAATGGAAGCCCTTTTAGGTCTTTTGCCTCATACCACTCCCAATATCGTCTTGGATGAGTGTTCTTGAGCCAGTGTCTCATTTTATAGATGGTCTTCTTTGATGGCTCAAACTTAATAGAGCCTGAACTTCTACCCATTTTCTTCCAGTATTTCAGATTATTATACTGTGAAAAACTTCCATATAGAGATGTTGTTGTCATACCGGCCAACTTTTCGGGATAGTAATGATTGTAAGTATCTTCAACAACACTTGATACCATAAGAAGAGCGCATAATTTACCGCCAAGATAACTGTATCCCAGCGGTTGTGTCGGGACAATTGTTGAACCTATCGCAGAATGTTTCAACATGCCCTTGTTTCTTTGTTCCCTTGTCCACCCAATCCAGTTATCCCTTGGGGTAAGGTCAAGAAAGTCACCGGATAGACCGAGCAATCCCAAGACTTTCTCCGTCTTTTTATCTATCACAAGAAAACGAGCGCTTCTACCAATGTTCGGATTGAAGTGCATTGTATGAACAAACATTCTCAAGTCACCCCAAAGTTTTGTAAGCTTCTGATTTTCCTTACAAACCACAACTTCAGGCTCAAGATTAAGATACTCTTCCGGGTCTTCGGGTATCCATATCATATTTTTTAAGACTTGAATCTTATCGGTTATAGTGCCAAAGAAGGCATCTATAGCTCCAACTGTCTGATATTTCTTCTTATTTTCTTGTAACTCCCTCCACTTCTGGTGAAGCGTATACTCTTGAACAGACATTTTAGAAAGTTCTTGTAATTCTGATGTTAGAAGTAATGCCAATCTTGCTGTATCACCATCAGTTATAACATCAAATGTCTGTCTGTCAAACCATTCTTGATATTCTTTGTCTAATTGTTCGTCACTCGGTCTTCTGCTCATATCTCAAATAACCCATCGTCCAAGAAATTCATTTGGACATGTTTCTTTTCTAGTTCTTTAAATATTGTAATCGCTTCAGTAAGCATTTGTGGTCCCTCTTCTTTGTTGTAGATACAATATGCAGGATGGATACTTATAACATAAGGTAATCTACCATATTCTTTCAGTGTTCCATCTACACCGTTCATTCTTAAAATACCGGAACTTCTACCTATCATTGTTCCCATTGCATAGTTGCCAAGTATTAGAATCTTTTCTGGGTCAACAACTTTGATAAACTTTCTAATCCATTGTCTACATTGTGATACCTGTTCCGGTGAAGGTTTTAGATTTCTAACACCATCAGTAGGTCTACAGTTCACAGTGTTTATAATAGCAAATGAGTCTCTGTGTAATTTCAACAATTTATAGATTTCATTCCACAAAAGACCGCCGGCTTGACCTACAAAGGGTGCTCCCTCCCTTACTTCTTCCCTACCAGGAGCCTCACCTACAATCACATATTTTGAATTTCTTGTCCAGTAAGGCTTGCACCTCACACCACCCGGTACAGGTTGTTCGTGGAGGGAGCATCTTTTGCAACTCAAAATTTGCTCATCCAGCAATTGGAGCATTCTAACTTGTTTATTTGTTAAACTCATGTGAGTCCTGTTGAACCAAAGCCTCCTTCGCCTCTTTCTGTTTTTAGGCTAACAGGAGCTTCTTTTAGTCTTACTTGGTCAATTTTCTTAAATACCATTTGTGTAATTCTGGTACCTTTAGTGAATAGTTGAATTTTATTACCAAAATTATAGAGGGGTACCATTATTTCACCACGATAATCTGTATCAATAGTACCAACACCGAGCGCCAACATAACATTATAATTAGCAACAATTCCAGACCTATTTCTCATCTGACACTCCCAACCTCTTGGTAATTGTATTCTAAAACCCAAACCTACAAGTTGTATTTCACCAACACTCAAATGTATATTGTCAGGTAGTCTACAATCCCAACCACTATCTGATGGGTGTGCCTTTTCAGGTATGAAAGCATCATCTCTCAGTTTTTCAATTTTGACAATAGGGACACCAGCTATATCATCCATTGTTATTTTTCCCTGACATTCTGGGCACCCGCACCAATTTGCATGTCCTAGATTTGTCATTTCTCTACTCCATATTCTGGTACTTCGTGACCTACCATCCTCTCTATTGTAGCTTTGTCAAAGTTCAATTTCTTTAGATGCTGAATGGTTGATTTTGATAAATGAATTATAGAGTTTTTCCCATCTGGTTCCTCTCTTATTTTATCAATAATTGTATTGAAAAAATCAATAGTTACAAAAGGACCGGGTCTATTTCCATTGACCTTGTATCTTTTTGTAATCCATATATCACTGACACCATTTTTGAATTTTCTCTGAATTTGATAAGTGTCGCCAGTTCTAACTATCCTGTGTTCCACTTTCATTTTCTGTTATAACCTCCTGTATCAAGTCAGCACATGTTGATAAATTTTTACAAATCTCTTTAACACCCTCTTTTCTTAGATTAATAGTATCATCACCTCTTATTATCCATACTGTTCCTTGAGTACATGTTTTCAAGGTGGCTCTAACAATGTCAATTGTTCTCATTGCTCGCACAAGTTTATGATTACAACCCATTACCTTCTCCTTCTTCCTCCTCTTTGTGGCTGTTCGGGTGGTTCGTAAGATGCTCTTTCATCTCCTGTTTCTCTGGCATCTTGTATCCACATATCTTCTTCTGATGCATCATACATTTTTAGAGTTCTTGAGTCATAATACAACTTGTCCGTCTCTCCGACCCTACCTCCCAAACGATTCTTGACAATTTTGTAATGAAGCTCATTTTGATAAACTAAGTTGTCCTCGTCTGTTCCAAAGATTGCCATGAAGTCTGCCGTTGCTGGAAGACCTATACTTTCAGCAATGTAATTGAAGTTCAATTCATTAAACTCAACAAACGAGCCTTCACGGTTCAACTGACTAACTGAGACTACAGGGGCATTAAACTCAAAACTCAACGCTCTCAACTCTTCTGCTACTCTTTTTACAGAAGAGTACATTCCCTCATGTGTCTTCATTGCCGACCTCATCAGATTGATGTAGTCAACATAAATGATGTCAGGTCTTCTGTCTCTCAGACCCATTTCACGCAGAAAGGTTCTGAAATCTTGAACAGATGCGGCACCGGTCGGGAACTCTTTTATGAATAGATTTCCTCTACCCTCACCGTTCTTGAGGGCAGCCAACTTATCCTTGAGTTGTCTAATGTAAGTCTCAGACATATACATTCTGTTTATGTCTAAGTTACTGTAAATACTATCAAATCTCTGAGCAAATGCCAATTCAGACATTTCAAGTGTAAGAAGAAATACATTATGACCATGTAAAACTTGCCTTGCCGCCATGTTCGCCATCATGTTGCTCTTGAATCTATGAATGGCAGCTACAAAGACGGAAAGAGTATATGGCGGAAATCCGCCATTTACATAATCATCCAATACAGGATAATACGATGGAACCCTAATATCTGTAGCCTGTAGAATCCTTCGTAGTCTTACTCCTAGATGTTCAAAATAATCAAGTCCAAGGTCAATCTTGATAGACTTTGCTAAGGCATCTTCAACAAAATTTCTTACCGATACATAATCTTGCTGTCTGTCAATAGTATCAACAGATTTTAAGATGGCTTGTTTGATAGCTTTATCCTTCAACCATGCTTCTGTACTATCAACAAGAAATTCAAATTGTGCCGCTGAATCAAATTCTATTGATGCAATTTCTTCAAGTAGGTTTCTTATCTCTGTTTTTCCTTCATCATCTTCAGCACTTCCAATAATCATGTCACGCTGGGGCATCTGTTGATACTGATTGTAGTGTTCTGCTACAAATTTAAAAACCCTCTTTGCTGCTGGGTCGTCAAAAAATGTATCTTCTAATGTTGATGAAACTAAAGAGAGATAACTTCTATCTGATAAGATAGATTTTATTATAATATTCTCAACAAATCTTAAATCCAAATTTTCATAGTCCTCCTATATCTCAAACAAATCATCAGGTAATAAATCTGTTGATTCATTCTTTTCTTCTTCTCTAAACAAATGTTCAAGCCAGTCTCTACCAAGAAGGTCGTAATACTCTTCTGGTGGCTCTGGCCAATTTATATCATAATCTGAAAGTATATCCATTATATCTCAAATAGGTCCTCTTGTATCTGAAAGTTGTCAATAATCTGTAGATGCTTTTGAGGTTTGTAAAAGGTATTCACTCTCCCATTATCCCACTCAACCGTGGCGTAATAGTCTGTCCCGTGGTGTCTCTTATCAAGTTCTGAAAGGTCAGTTCTCAAAGCTGTAACTGTACCTTTGCACTCGGGATGATGGGGGTCAAAATCACCTTGCCAGTTCTGTAATCTTA